AGAATTACTAGGTTCTATAAGAAGTAAATATTCTTCTATTCCAGTTCCTGGAGCAGAAACTTCTTTAGATGGTGATACACTAAGAACAGAGGGTGCATCAGAAAAAGAAAATTTAATAACTCAACTAAGAGAGGACTTAGAAGCAGCTTCAAGAAGAAATTCAATGGAAAGAAACAAAGAAGAAGCTGAATTTCAACAAGAGCTCATTAACAAAGTTCCACTCAATATTTATATAGGGTAATCATATGAGTTTATTCGGTGGACAAAGAGATATTTCGCTATTTAGGAATGTAAATAGAGAATTGATAAATAAGATAATAGATACACAAGTAGATATTATTAAAGCTGCAATAAAGGATATAAAGGAAAATCTATATGGTGAAGCTTTAGGTAAACAATACTTTCAAAATGTTAGAGTTGGTTGTTTAATTGAAGCTGGGTCAACAGAAATAGAAGATACAGAATTCGGACCAGATATAAATAAAGAAACTACGTTTAGATTTTTAAGAGACGACTTAAAAGACGTTGCAAATCTAAAGTTAGAAGTAGGTGATTTAATACACTACGATAATGCATATTACGAGGTAGACAAAGTATCATCAGGAGACCAATACTTTATGGATAGAAACCCATCAACCAATTTAGCAAGTAGTGAACATGGTTGGAATTTAGCTGTAATAGCAGAAACGCATATGACAAGAAGAAGTAGATTATCTATTGAACAAACTAATACAGGATATGACCGAGACTTATACTAATGGCAAACTCTAGAGCACATAAAACGACTCACGATGCAAAATTGACCAAATCTAAAAGTATAGATAGGTCAAAAAATATCGTACGTAATGATAGTGAGCCAATCTTAGAAGTAAATCTTTATGATATAGATGAATCTATAAAATATTACATAGATAATATTATAACACCTTCAATAGAAGACCACAATGGTGTCAAAATACAGTTACCAGTTATTTACGGTAATCCTGAAAGATGGAAATCAGTTCAAAAAGCTAATTTCTTCAGAGATGTAAAAGGAAAAATACAATTACCGCTTTTTATGTATAAAAAGACTGGTATTGAAAAGATAAGAGACTTAGGAAATAAGGTAGATGTAAATTCTCCAATATACCAAACGATAGCTATGAAGTATAGCACAAAAAATAGATATGATAATTTCTCAAGATTACAAGGTGTTAAACCTATAAGAGAATTTCACAAGGTAGTAGTACCAGATTACGTAAGGGTAACTTATGAGTGTATTATTTGGACAGAATTTATATCTCAAATGAATAGTATAGTTGAAGCAATAAACTATGCTGAAGGTTCTTACTGGGGTAGAAAGGAAAAGTTTAACTTCAAATCTAAAATTGATTCTTTCTCACCAGCTACAGAAATTTCTAAAGGTAAAGATAGAGCTACAAAAACTACTTTTACTTTAACATTAGATGGTTTTATTATTCCATCTACAATGCAAAAAGCTTTAACAGAAAGTTCAACGAAGACTATGACAGTAAAAAAGCTAGTAATAGGTTCGGAAACAGTTGTTAAAGATATAAACAATTTACCATTTACTCAAGGAGAGCCAACTGAGTAAAACTAATTTTAATTAAAACGTTACAAGGAGAACAAAAATGGCAGAAACAAAAACACAAGAACAAAGTTTACAAAAGGTAAAATTTACAGACGAAGAAGTTAAACGATTAAAAACTATTAGAGATAATTTTAGTGATATATCTTTTAAGATGGGGCAATTGGAAATTTCTAAGTTATCATTGGCAGAACAAAAAGAAGGTTTAGAAAACGAATATAGAAGTGCTCAAGAAAAGGAAAGAGCATTGGCAGATGAATTACTTAAAAAATATGGTAGAGGTACTATAGATATCGATTCTGGGGAATTTATTCCTGTAAGATAATCTTTTTCGAATTTTATAATGATATTTATATACGAGACTAAAGTAATCAATTTGCTTTAATTAGTAAAATAACAATAAGGAGACAATAAATGGCAGAGAAAATAGTAAGTCCCGGTGTATTCACCCAGGAAAATGACTTATCGTTTGTCCCACAAGGTGTTGCAAATATTGGTGCTGCTTTAATCGGACCAACAGTAAAAGGTATGGCAAACGTACCTACAGTTGTTAGTTCATTCGCAGATTATTCAGCAAAATTTGGAACAACTTTCGAAAGTGCAAGTGATTCATATGAATACCTTACATCTTTAGCAGCTGAACAGTATCTTGCTCACAATGGAACGCTAACAGTAGTTAGAGCGTTGTCTGGTTCTTTTTCACCAGCATCATCGTCCTACTCAGGTTCTGTTTCTGGAATTCAAGATGGTATACCAAACTCATCTTCAGTTTTAGGGCATGCTACTAACTTTACAGCATCTTTTAAGCTTAAAACATTAGGTGATGGAGCAGTAGAAAATTCGGAAGGAAGTGAAGGAACAAACGGAATCCTCAACTCGGGTACACAAAATAACCTACGTTGGGAAATCGCAAATGTAAATCATAATACGGGTACATTTACTTTACTAGTACGTAGAGGAGATGATACTCATAATCAAAAAATCATTCTTGAAACATGGAACGATTTATCTTTAGACCCGAAATCAAATAATTACATTTCGAAAGTAATTGGTGACCAAGACTATGTTGTACAAGACGTAGCAACGGCTGACCCTTTCTTACAATTATCAGGTTCATATAGAAATAAGTCTTCTTTTGTAAGAGTAGCTTCTGTTACTACTAATTTAGTTGATTATTTAGATAAAAACGGTAATACGGCATCTTCAGATTACACAGCATCTTTACCTCATACTACATCAGGTATATCAGGTTCATTCGCTGGTGGTTCTGATGGAGCATTAAAAGCTGCACCTAAGTTTTTCGAAGATATTTCTGATGGTAATTCACAAGGATATGACCCAGATGGACAAGGAAGTCCTTATACTACAGCTTTATATCTATTAAAGAATCAAGACTTATACGATATCAATATGATTATGATGCCTGGAATTACACAAGCAAATGATTCAGGAACAACTAATCTTGCAAAAACGGTTTGTGAAGATAGAGGAGATTGTTTCTTCTTAGTTGACCCAGTTAATCATGGTACAACATCATTAGCAACGGTAGCAGGAAAATCTGATGAACTTATTACTTCTTATGGAGCTATGTACTGGCCTTGGGTTAAGATATTCGCTTCAAGATTAGGTAAAAACGTTTGGGTACCAGCTTCAGTTGTAATGGGAGGTGTAATTGCTTTCAATGATAAAGTAGCTGCAGAATGGTATGCTCCTGCTGGTTTAACAAGAGGAGGAATAGGAGCTGCAATTCAAGCAGAAAGAGGGTTATCACATGCAAATAGAGATACTCTTTATTCTTCTAGAATCAATCCACTTGCAACATTCCCTGGTCAAGGGGTTGTAGTTTGGGGACAGAAAACTCTTCAAAAAAGACCAACAGCATTAGACAGAGTAAACGTAAGAAGATTGTTAATTAACCTTAAGAAATTTATTGCTTCTACTACTAAGTATTTAGTATTTGAGAACAATACAACTCAAACAAGAAATAGATTCTTAAGCACAGTAAATCCTTATATGGAATCAGTTCAGCAACAACAAGGTTTATATGCATTCAGAGTAATAATGGATGAATCAAATAATACACCAGATTTAATTGATAGAAATATCATGAAAGGTGAAATATTTATTCAACCAGCAAAAGCTGCTGAATTCATAGTAGTTGACTTTAATATAATGCCAACTGGTGCTACTTTTGGAGACTAATAGATATTTATAATAAAGAGGAGAATAAAACATGGCGAACTTAATAGACCCAAATGAAATGATGTTTACGGCCTTTCAACCAAAGGTAGCAAATAGATATGTATTATACTTAGACGGAGTTCCTTCTTTCTTAATCAAGAAAGCTTCAAGACCTTCAGTTAAGTTTAACACTATAACTATGGACCATGTAAATACACAGCGAAAAATTCAAGGAAAAGCTACTTGGGATGATATCTCACTTACATTATATGACCCTATTGTACCTTCAGGTGCACAGGCAGTTATGGAATGGGTAAGATTGGGATATGAATCTGTAACAGGTAGAGCTGGATAT